TAATATAATATAATATAATATAATATAATATAATATAATATAATATAATATAATATAATATAATATAATATAATATAATATAATATAATATAATATAATATAATATAATATAATATAATATAATTATATTATCGCGCGAGGAAAATGGGAAATTCTGTCACGCAATCAATTACAACATCATTGTAGCACACTTTTCATTTTTGTAAATATTTTTTTTTCGTTGAGAGAATATCTGTCAATTTGAATGTGATGCAGTATTTCTCATTTCAAAATCTCACAATCTCATCAAATCTCATTTAATGACTCTTAATTCGTCCAATATGGACTTTTTAATCCCACGGCAATAAAGAACTAACGAATCATTAAAAACGCCCATATAACGTGAATATGGAGCATATATGAAATGCTTGGGATAGTTACCAAAAATACTAAGCTTCTGTTAAATCAGTAAATAATATTATTATGCAAATCGATACAATTCTTACTTGGCTAAAGAGCCGACTTACAGAATCTTCTACTTGGACATGGCTTACAGTCTTAGCAGGTTATGTCGGGTATACTATTGATCCAGAACTTCTTCAATATATTGCTGGTGTTGCTGTATCTGTTATTACTTTGATTCAATTTATCAAGAAGGATCCTCTTACTGAAGGTGATACTCTTCAGATTTCTGTTGCTGATGTAGACGATGAAGAAGAACCTACAGAAGAAGAAGAAACTAAGGAGGAAGAATAATGAAAGTTGTTTGTATCTCTATTGGTCATTCATCAAAAGATGAAGGTGCTTGCTCCGCTGATGGATCTGTTAAGGAATATTCATACAATAAAGAATTAGCAGAGTTCATCAAGGAAGAATTAGCTAAGTCTAATGTTGAAGGGGTTATTACAAATCGCTTGACAAATGGTGGTGGTACTGGTATGACAGCTGATATTAAAGCCGTTAATAGTTTTAAGTCAGAATGTATCATCGAACTCCATGCTAATGCTTTCAATAATAAAGCAACTGGTACTGAAACATTGTATTGGCATACTTCAACTAAAGGTAAAAAGTTAGCTAATGCTATTCAATGCGAAATGACTAAGGCCTTAGGACTTGCTGATCGTGGTGTAAAAGGTATTACAGGATCAGATAGAGGAGGAGCAGTTCTTCGTGGCTCTTACTATCCTATGGTTATTACCGAACCATTCTTTATTGACAATGATAGCGATTTAGAAAAAGCTACAACACATAAAAAAGAATTGGCTAAAGCTATTGCTGCAGGCATTCTAGCATATTTGAACTAAAAAAAATAGTATATGAAATATCGTATTAAACATATTCGTTGTAAAAACTTAATGCTGCTGGAAGCAGCTAATCTTAACATGCCTTCTAGTTTTATTATTAAAACTAGGAGACCTATGTCTAGAGATAAGCTTAAGAGAATGGCTGCTAAGATTATTCGTGAAAGCTATGGTCAACGTATGAGTAATTGTATCGTTGAAGAACTAGATATCGGCAGACTCCCCGAAAGAGTCTCACGATTTACGAAAGCATACCTATATCTCAAACGAGCTTTCGGTCACATGCCTGAGGGTTGGAAAGGCTGGAGGCGTATTAATGTAATTGTTACGACCAAGGAATTAAAACCTCTAATTGATGATATTGCCTTTGGTTTTGAAAGTGTTCGAGACCAAGAGATAAAAGCATCAAAGCGAGAGTACAATAAGGAAATTAATGATGCTCTTGAAAAGTACAATAAGGAAATTTATGATGCTTTTAATAAATATTTAAAAGATCTTAGATCAGATTATTTTATTATTAATAAACTTATTGAAAATGATTATTCTTATGCTAAACTGCTTAATAAACTACGTGAGAAACACGTTATTGAAGAGTTAGAAAACACGAATCTCCGTAAAAGTATTTTACTAAGTTCTTCTCTAACAGAATTAAGAAAAAAACATGAGAAGTTATATGATAGATTAAAAGATCTTGAGAAAATGGCTTATGAGACATATGATAACGTCACATTAAAAAATGAACCCGAGGAGGAAACAGCTAACCCGTATTTTACGGACATAGTTCGTAGGTCATATAATAACGTCGTAGCAAAAGTAAAAGGTGTACCCAGGACAGAAACACCTATCCGGTATCATACGGCTCCACCTATGTGTAACCCCATAGAAGATGCCGTATATAAAATGAGAAGCCACTTAAAAAATACCATGGATGATATTGTCTATCTAATTGACCTTAGGGAGTATGCAATCAAATCAAACATGCAAAAATTAATTAAAAAATAATATATGAAATATCGTATTAAACATATTCGTTGTAAAAATTTGATGCTGCTGGAAGCAGCTAATCTTAACATGCCTTCTAGTTTTATTATTAAGACTAAGAGACCTATGTCTAAGCATTCGCTTAAGCGAATGGCAGCTAAGATTATTCGTGAAAGCTATGGCCAACGCATGAATAGCTGTATCGTTGAAGCATTAGAAACTGGCGGTTCTCGCCGAAACCTCAAGCAGAAGCTAAAAGCTGAATTCGAAAAAGGTGGAGAGATGCTGAATGATATTTGCACCTCTGTTAAGAGAATCCTACGACAGGCTGAAAAAGTGGGGGCTCCGCGAGTTCATGAGGCAATTAGTGAGTACGCGCAGACTCTTGCAGATAATTATATTATGCTTGCTCTGTATGTAGATAAAAATTATGGTCCAATCTTTGAAAGCTATAGTCAACCTAAGTATAGACGTCTTATCGAAGAACTAGAAACTGATGGTCCTCGTGGTGGCGTTTCACCATCTGAGGATGTGAAATATTGTATGAGGCACTATATTGATCGAAAGTGGATCGGTCGTACTAATATATCAGCAGAAATTTACCGCCTAGTAAAAAAAGGAAAAATCAATGAGTTAACCAATATTTTTGGGAACGTTGTGAAACTTGCTGAGGCTTTAGGTGATATGGATCTTGCTATGAAAGTAGATGATCTTATTGTAGCTCAGCTTAAGAGTTGGGATAAAGTTATGGCCACGAGAACTTCACGACGTAAAATAACACCTTTTGCTACAGCTGAAGAGGATTATATGAATGACCGCATTGATAAGTATTTTTTAAAGCCCTACTAATAATTAATTAGACTAAAAAAATAATATATATATATATATATATGAAATATCGTATTAAACATATTCGTTGTAAAAATTTGATGCTGCTGGAAGCAGCTAACCTTAATATGCCTTCCAGTTTTATTATTAAAACTAAGAGACCTATGTCTAAGCATTTGCTTAAGCAAATGGCTGCTAAGATTATTCGTGAAAGCTATGGTCAACGTATGAGTAATTGTATCGTTGAAGAACTAGAAACTGATGGTCCTCGCGGAGGTGTTTCACCGTCCCGAGAACTGCTTTTGAAGCGCTTTAAACTTGAGCTCAAGCAATTAGCAGATCTAATACTTGATTATGCTGAGGATGCTGCAGAAATTCGCCAATATGCTAAAAAAATTGGAGCTACACGAGTTTATGATGCATTCAATAGCTATTTTGAAGAATTTGAAAAGGCTTTTGAAGAGGCCTACTATATTATTAAGGTTAACTATGGTCCAATTGATGGTTATGAAGATGTTTATGAAAGCTATAGTCAACCTAAGTATAGGTACCTTGTCGAGGAACTAGAAACTGATGGTCCTCGCGGAGGTGTTTCACCATCTCATAAACTGAAAGGCAAGATGAAAGACTATATCTCTCACAGTTATGGTGGTCATCAGCGACTGTCAGATAAAATTATGCAACTGGCTCGTGAAAAAGACCGTAAGTTACTCCTCGCACTACAGCATCTTCAGGAGCTGGCTAAGAAGATAGGAAATAAGGATGTTTATAGAGCAATAATGAATTTGATTAGTGCAAAGGTATTCTGGGGCAAGATTCTTCGTACAACTGTTGATCCATCTCAGCTTCCTAACTATTCGACTCCTGAACAACGATATATGAAGGATCGCTGGAATAGATATAAGTTATATGATAAAGGCATTTAATAGAGAACGAGCACGTCGCCATCCTGAAAGAGCAGCTTGGAGTTTTGAACCGACCTTTTTTGCTGATGATGACGAAGTAGTAAATCTTGCTAATACTCCAGATGAATGGATGAGATCAGTCAGAGGAGAAAGCCGTAAAATTAGACTACCTAGAACGGCTTTACTAAGTCCTTATTATTATCTTTAATTTTTAAGTCTAAATTAAAAAAAAATAACCTCGTGAATAACTTAATATTCACGAGGTTTAATTTTAATATACTACTTCTTTCGCTTATTAAGCATCAAACTCAGTAGTAATAGTACCAGATCGCGTAGCATGGGTAGAGATTAAAATTCGTTCAGCTGTACGTACTGCAGAACCATAGAAGTCCATAACAAGATTACCTTCATCAATAACTTCGTCTGTATTATTTCGCGTATCACAAATGAATACATAATCATACAGAGCACGATTATTAACAAGGCTATCAAATACTGGCGTCATAGTGTTCGTTACTAGCAAGCGAGTATAGTCTGTGTTACCTTCAAACAAGAAGTTCTTAGCAGTCTTACGAAGAATCTTTTCGATATACAAGAATGTACGACGGCAAGTAATTTGGTCGAAGGAAGAATCCTTCTTAATGAATGTACGAATACCCCAAATTGCAATACCATTTGATGGTGAACTAATAATAGGATTCAAAGAAATCTTATACAAGTCATCTCGTTGACGTTGATTCGTAGAGAATGAGATATCAAGAACACTACTAAGAATACCATTATTAAATCCTGCACCAGCTTGCCATGGTCCATACTTAGCATCAGCAGAGGCCATCTTACTTGCAACAGCACCAGAAGATGGTGCCCAGAATTGAGTTGCATTTTGAGTATCTGCAACCTTCAAGAAGTAAGGATAGATTGCCATATAAGATGATGTTATACCATCATAGAGGTGACGTAATGGCCAATAGATTGACGTAGAGAAGGAATGTACAACACCATCTGAACTTGTATAAGCAGCATTAGTCAATGGCTTACCAAATTGCTTTTCAATCTTATTGTCACGGCCTTCAACAGCAATTTGACGAATCGTATCACCAACGAAGAATACATCACCACGACCACCATCCTGTTGTGAAGAAGCAACCTTTAAGAATTCAGATTGAACAGCACGAAGGTTAGTAATGACAGTTTCAGCAGCATCGGATAGGCTAGACTTACCAGTTCTCAAATCTGTTACACCTTCAATAATCTTTGAATCATCAAAGAGTGTAGATTCTGGAATATAGCCATAAGGATACTTAGCTTCAATCTTTTCAGCTTCTTCTGTACGATTATCACCTCTTGCTTCATCTAGTTCCTTAGCAGCAGCAAGCTTTGTGTTATAAGCTTGATATGCTTGATCCATAGCACCAACATAGATGGTACCAAGGCCAGCTTCAAGAAGAAGATCAATATCATAAAGCTCATCGTTTTCAATCAAGTTAAGAGCATTTTCAACCTTAGCTGGAACATTACCAATCAACTTAGAAGTGTTATCAGCCTTAGCGTAAAGGCCAATAGGATACATAGAGTCAGCAAACTTAAATGTAGGATAAAGTTCTTCGATAGAGTCAAATGCTTCCTTGGAAATACCAGCAGCTTCATCCATTAGATCACTGATAGCAAGTGTTTGCATCTGAGTATCAGTAAGAGCAATATCACCAAGCTGTTGTGCATAAACGCGCATCTTAATCTTTGGAGAACCATTTGGATACAATCCACGAGAAGTCTTAGATCCAGAAAGATATGGGTTAACGAATACGTTGATTAAGGAACTACTAGCAGAAGTATTTTCAACGAAGAAGTCAACAGCAGTTGTTGACAGCTTAGAAGTAGTCTTACGACCATATTCAAATGAAGCATTATAGCCTTCATAGATAACAGCAGCAAGCTTAAGTGCGTCACCAGTAGAAGTAGACTGACGAAGCTTGAATACACCAATGTTAAGAGTGTCATTCCATTGAGCTTCAGAGATATCAAATGACGTAATACTTTCTTCCATGATCTGAGAGATACATCCCTTCAAGG